TAATATATCTAATATTTCATTTACTTCATGTGTGCTTAAATCATTCATACAATCAATTATTATATTTTTTTTTATGATTTCAGCTTCATCTTCTCCAAAACTTAATTCTGTTTTATTTAATTTATTGATGTGTTTTAAAATTTTTACAAACACATTTTCATATAAATAGTAATTTGCGTCAAAGTCTTTGCTTTCGTCAAATTCTCCCATTTTTATATAAAAATGATGCTTTTAAACCTTTTTTTTTACCTTTTTCCTTTTTTTTTTTCTAAGTCCTAAGCATAGTATTACCTTAGGACTTTTGTTCCATATAAAATTTTTTTTTATTATGGAACTTTTACTTTTTTTTAAAATTTGAGGAAAAAAATGCGGATACTTGATATACGTATTTAATATTTCCGGTATTATGATGAAATACAAATTTTAAAAAATCAATATGTTTTTTGAATTATTTTTTTTATTATATTTTTTTATTATATTTTTTTTATACCTACTTTATTCAAAAAATCTATTGCTGGTTCTGGAATTTTTTCTTCATTAAAGTCTTCATCTTTAATGACTATAACATCATCTTTATTAAATTTTATAATTCTATGAATTCTTCTTTCTAATTGTGATATATCTTCTTTTTTTTCATCACAATAACTAGTATAACAATCTTTAGGTGATCTATCACTTGTTATGATGATATGTTTAATTGCACTTGGAATTACTGTTCCTTTTGTATTTATATTAAATTCATATCTATCTAACATATTTAATATTTCATTTAATGGGCATTGACCTCTGAAATCATTTATGATTACATATTCAGCCCCATTATATCCATTCCAAAAACCTCCAACATAATTTATTATGTCTTTATTTTTTCCTTCAAAAGTTTTTTCAGCGATATAACTTTTACCTCCTCCACTACTTCCATAATACCATTCTACATATCTTTTTCCTTTATATCCTTTTCTATTTCTTTGAATTTTTTCTAAAAATTGAATTTGAGTATTATTAGTACATTCAGTCAAGATTAAATCTTGTAATGTACTTTCATTATTTAATAATTTATCTCTTAAAATTATCAAATCACTTCTTTCTCCTTGCTTATTTTCTTCTCCATATTTTTTAAAATTACCTTCTTTTTTACAATATTTTTCATTATCTTTTAAACTACCTTTACATGGCTCTACATGCCATGTAAAGGTATATTCTCCTTCATTACAATCTTTTTTTAAACTATTAAATGTTCTAGGATTATGGAGCGTTAAATAACCTTGGATATGTTTATTTCCTTCTTTAGTTTTTTCAAAACCATATCCAATAAATTTCCATAATCCTTGGTCTACAAATTTTATTAATTGATTTTCAATTTTTTCGCATATTTTATCATTATTATCATAAAAAATAGTATAACAAAAATTTCTGAATTTTTGAGCCATATTTTTTTTTCCTTTCTTCTTTTTTTTTTTCCTTTTAAACTATTTTTAATACAGTTTCTATCACCATATTTTTATATTGGCTGTAGAGATTTTGAAAATCAGATAGTTGAAGAAGAGGAGCTAAGCCCTGCTTTGGGCTGCGACGGGGTAGATTTTCAAGAACAACATCATTACCAAATTTGCCCTTAGTAGCAAGTTCGTTGATTACGGAAAGAGAACCTGCAGCTGGAATAGAAGGAACAATACCCCAGTCAGAAGTAGTTTTACCATCATGAATTTTCTTAAATACTGATTTAACTACGTTTTTAGGATCACGAAAAGCAAGAGTTGAGCTTTTGGTTCGTCCAGCAGCAATCACATTTTTAAATAGGATATTTATAGTTTTTTAAATATCGTTTACGATTGAATTTTTTTTCGTTGTTTAGCGGCCATTTTTATATTGTTCTCGTTATTAATTTTAATATTTTTTTTTTTTAAATTATAACTTTACGAGGAAAAATATTTTTAATTTTATTTTTTTTTTTATAAAAAATGTCTGGTCGAGTTCCATACAGCGTTTACAAGACACTTCCTGCTGCAGCTAAAAAAGCCCTTGTGGCTGCTAATTATAAGCGTAAGTCTTATCCTCGTAAAGTTTATGGTAGAGGAGCTTATACTGCTGGTACTAGATATTATACTAGACAAAAAAATTATAAACCAGCATATTCTGGAATGAGTAAATATGCATATTCTGCTTTAGGTAAAGTTGCTAAATATGCTGCTCCTGCAGCTGCTGTAGCTCTTGGTTATAAATATAATGATGCTATAGCTACTACTGCTAATATGTTAGCAAGAGGTTTTGGTGATTATAGTATGAGTTCTATAAAACCTAAATCTAATTCATTAATGGAAGCTATTACTGTTAATGGACCTCCTATACTTCAATCTACTTATCAGCGTTCATTTGTTATGAGACATAGGGAATATCTTGGTGATGTAATTACTGGTCCTGATGCTGGATTTAATATTACTGATTTTCCAATTAACCCTGGTCTTTCAGAAACTTTTCCTTGGTTATCAACTATAGCTCAAAATTTTGAGCAATATAAAGTTAAGGGTATGATTTTTGAATTTAAATCAACATCAGCAGATGCTCTTAATTCTACTAATACTGCTTTAGGAACTGTAATTATGGCTACTGAATATAATTCAGATTCTACTCCATTTTTAACTAAACAGCAAATGGAAAATCATGAATTTGCTTCATCATGTAAACAATCTTGTTCTATGCTTCATCCTGTTGAATGTAAGCCTTCTCTTACTTCAATTACTGAGCTTTATACTAGAACATCTGCTGTACCTTCTGGTCAGGATTTAAGATTGTATGATTTAGGAAGATTTTCTATTGCTACCGTTGGCCAACAAGGTTCTGAAGTTAATATTGGGGAATTATGGGTTACGTATGAAATCGAGCTTCTTAAGCCTCAATTACCTGATATTCCTTCTGGAGTTGGTTCCGATCATATTACTGCTTCTTCTGCAATTACAACATCTAATTATTTTGGAACTAATACTAATTATATATCAAATACTGTTGGATGTACGGTTGATTCAGATACTATTTATTTCCCAGATAATATTGCATCTGGTGAATATTTATTGTGTTTATATTGGAGGGGAATTGGAGTACCTGCAGCTGTTACGATTCCTTCTCTAACTTTTGCTAATTGTACAGGTGTTAATGCTACTTGGGAAAATTCTACTGCTAATTTTGTTACCAATTCCACGACAACTGCTCCATCATTATTTTTACTTCAAAATGTAGTAATTCAAGCTTTAGGTGCAACTATTAAATTATCTGGTGGTACATTACCTATTTCTCCTTCTGGAATGGATTGTGTAATTACCAGAATTTCTACATTATCATAAATACAAATTTTAATATATAATATTATTATTATATATTAATTAAATTAAATCTTTAATTATTTCAATATCACTTTTTTTTTCATCTCTTTCTTTTTTATCTTTTAATCCATCTTCAATATTGCAATATTGTTCATATATATAATTATCTAATAATATATCTAATATTTCATTTACTTCATGTGTGCTTAAATCATTCATACAATCAATTATTATATTTTTTTTTATGATTTCAGCTTCATCTTCTCCAAA